AGACTTGCAGGAAGCGGGAGACGGATGGGAGACCGAGACCGTCGCCACGGCTGAGACCACGACTCCGGGCTGGAACAAGATCTCGATCCCGGTGCATTGGCAGAGCGCTCGACCGACTGCAACGCAGCAGATTCTGGATGATGCCTCGATCGATGCGGAAGCATGGCTTGCCGGAAAGATCGCCAAGAAATTCGGGAAGACCGAAGGCGCGGCTTTCGTAACCGGAGACGGGATCGGCAAGCCCAGGGGGTTTTTGACCTACGCCAACGGCACCACCTTCGGGACGATCGAACGGACGAACATGGGTGCGGCTGCGGCCTTGACCACAGACGGGCTGATCGATGTCAAGTTCTCGCTTCTGGAAGAGTATCTCTCCTCAGCGATCTGGCTCATGAATCGATTGACCGTAGCAAACGTGATGAAGATGAAGGATGGGGACGGGCAATACATCTGGAGGCCAGGGCTCCAAGAAGCTCAACCTTCCATGTTGCTCGGCAGTCCGCTCCGCATGAGTCCGACCGTGCCGGTCGTGGCTGCGAACGCTCTTTCGGTCGCTTTTGCCGACTGGCGGGAAGCGTATCTGATCGTTGACCGCGCAGGGATCACCGTGCAGCGGGACCCCTTCACGAAAAAGCCGTTTGTGGAATTCTACACACGCAGGCGCGTAGGCGGGGACGTGGTCAACTTCCAGGCAATCAAGATCGGCGTAGTGGCTGTGTAACGTCTACCTGAAATCAAGCGAGATTCAAAAACAGTAACAGGGAGGAACATACGATGGGAGTCAAAAGGGACGGAATGAGCGGGTTCGGGTTCTACACGGCGTTCGTGCCGCAAGATATCGTCGGTGGGTCTACTTACAACGGGGATACCATCGATCTCCAAGGCTACAACACCTGCACCTTTGCCGTGATCTTCGGATCGACGGCAGGGAGCGCTGCGTTCACGGCGCAGTACTGGAACGTGAGACTGGAGCACGGGCTCGCGAGCGCAACCGGGGTGAGCGCATGGAGCGATGTCACCGCGGTCAACATTCTTCACAGCGTCTACGGGTCCGCAGGGGCCTACAGCGCTCTCACAAGCGGGATCTGCATGTCGATCCTTCTGGCGAATATCGGATCGACTCTGGCGGTCGGGTATGTGGGGGATGTGAAGCATCGGTACGTCCGGATGGTGTTCAGCGATACGGGCACATGCTCTACGGCGTCTGTCGCCGCGGTTGCGATCCTCGGAGCTCCGGGACAGTGGCCGGTCATCGAGCCAGTCGGGCATTAACCCTTGACGAGTAACTAGGGAGGACCGGAAGCGGGCGAGTACCTTCTTCCGGTCCTCCATCACCTCTAACCAAATCCAAACGGAGGGAGATCAAATGGCCGTTGGAATCGCAAAGGCAATCTCTGAAACGTACAAAGCGTTGGTCGGTAGGCTCCAGGGAGCAGACAGGTTCTACATGAAATCGACCGGGTACTTCTGCTTCTACGATACGGAGTATTCCGGGCTCGCGCTCAGGAATTTCCTGCGCTCTCAGTACACGAACACGACTCTCAGAAACTCGGCCGGGGTCATGAGCCTGATGGAGGTTCTGGGTTCCTCGCCTCCTGTCCTGAATCCAGGGTACGGGACCTATGCGCTCATCGTTACGCATGCCGCATCCACTGCGTCTTTGAGACTTCCCATCCCGGCACTCGGCGACATCCTCGTGTTGAATGGGCAGAACATGGACTCGATCGCGAGCATCTACATTCTCGCTTCTGGCGGCGGCGCTCTCGGTGCTGGTCTTACGGGATGCAGTCTTGCAGGCATGTCCGGGCAGGCACTTTCCGGAATCGTCTTCCCTGCAAAGACGATCGCACTCTCGCATGCTTGGCCAACTCTGAAACTCGTCTGTCTGGCTACAGGCGAATGGACCGTTATAGAGCGCAGCCAGACCTGTACGGAATGTCCATCGACTTAAACCTGATCACACGGAGGGAGGGGCTTCATGGCTCGGATCAAAATGCTTCTCACAACGAAAGGTTCCGAAGACGGGCTGCATGTACAGGAGTTCGTGAAGGATGGCCTGTACTCGATTATCGATTCCCTTGCGGAAGTGTTCGTCGGGATGGGTGCTGCGGAATTCCAATTCCAGCAAGCGCCTCCCACGGCTCAAGAATTGAGCAAACCTCATCCTTCCGAGGATAAGGGAATCGAAGCGGCTCCTGAGAACAAGGAGAAATCGTCTCAACCGAGAAGGACCCGGTAAATGAGCCTGATCGCAAAAGACGTGGATCCCGGAATCAACTGGTGGGTATCGGTCCCTCCCTCCGTTTACCCCATTACTGTCTCTGAGGTGAAGGAGCATGCGCGGATAGACGGCTCCTCCGAGGATAGCTACATCCAGGCGCTCGTTTACGCAGTGACTTTGGCTGCTGAAGCGTTTCTGGGCAGGGCGCTCCTGGAACAAACTTTCATGATGACGCTCGATGTCTGGCCCGACGAGCCTCTCAGACTCCCCAGACCTCCGCTCATGAGCGTCGTGAAAATCGAAACGCTCGATGAAGACGATGTGCCGACAGAATATCCGAGCACAAACTACTACACGGTGATTCCAGGAAGCGGGGAAGGTCAGATCTGCGTGAAGTATGCCTCTACTCCGCCGGAGAATACCGTCCGCTTCCACGGAGGCTATCGCATCACCTGGAAAGCGGGCTACGGAGCCACGGCGGAAAGCGTTCCTGCCCCGATCCGGCAAGGGCTCATCTCCTGGGTAGCGCGCGCGTACGAGGACCGGGTTGTGGACGATTCTCCTCCTCCGGAAGCAGCGCTCATCTTGAACCTCTACCGGAGGATCGTGATTTGAGGCTGGCCCATGAGCTTCGCAACCGAATGCAGATCCTCTTGCCTGTTCAGACTCCGAACACGGATGGAGGATTGGACAAGGGATACTGGAGACTTGGGACCGTATGGGCAGCGCTCTCTCCTGCGGGCGGTGAATTCATGAATACGCTCGTCCAGTACATCCGCGATGAGCAGGTGAGCCGGGTTGTAACGCATCGATCGAAGATCCGAAAGAGCGCAGTCAACGGAATGAGTTCCCGGGCCTTCGGACTCGCGTTCGGTCCTGGCATCGAAAGCTACGCAGGCGGGTTCGGGAGCCAGTATACGAAAGGGTTCGATGTGGCCTTCAGATCCCTCCCGCTCCTCATGCCCGTATCGAGCGAATACTACATGTTTCTCGAAAACGGGAGCGGAGCAAGCATCGGCAGACTCTTCCGGATCCGGGGAGCCGTAGACCCCCAGGAACGAGGCGAATACTACCGGGTGGACCTGGAAGAGATCGGCTCTCATGGGCTTCTTGGCACCTTCGGAATCCCGATTCCTCCGGCACCAGTACCGGAAGGAGCAGCCATAGCGGCGGAAGTCGAGGGGATTTTCGTGGGTCCGATCTGGGACGACTCGATGGTCGAATGGAGATAGAGATGAAACTGAAACGCATAGCTTCGCTTCTGGCAGGCGCCGTTCTTCTCTTCCTGTCGATCGCAGACACAACCTCGGCACAGACGAAGCCTAAATTCCTGGGGTCGAACGCTCCAACAGGTAGCACCACCTATTCGATGGATTCCTACGACGGTGCGAATCTGAACGATGGGGATGGGTGCTTTGTCGTCATTTCCGGAAGGCTCTGCGTCTACTACGTGGACGCCACTTCCGGAGCTGCAGAAACCGTAGAAAGCCCCTGCCCGCTTATCGTCTCCCCCGATGTGAACCCCGGAGCCAAACGCTGGAAGCTCTCGAAAATTCTCGATGGGGATGCAGATCTTCGATTGCTCGCTGACCCTAGTGCATGGAGGATCTTCTATTCGGATGCGTCCGGGGCCATAACCGAGCTCGCTCTCGGCACTGCCGGGGAGTTCCTGAAAAGTCAGGGAGCTGCTGCGGTTCCCATATGGGATACTCCGGCCGGCGCCGGCGACATGGCCAAGGCTATCTACGATACGGACAATGATGCTGAGGTCAATGAAGCGGAAGCCCTTGCAGTGAATGGTGGGAACTGCGCGGCCGGTTCAGCTCCTCTTGGGGTTGACGTGTACGGGGCTGTCGAGAATTGCACAGACTTTGAAGAGGATCTTTCGAACTCAGCCGGTCTTGCCGCCGCGCTCTCCGACGAAAGCGGGACAGGGCTTGTCGCATTCACGAATTCCCCCGTCTTTACGACTCCAAACATTGGCTCTGCTACTGGGAACATTTCGGGGAATGCTGCCGGAACGGCCAGTTCCTTGGCCGCGAATGGAGCGAACTGCGCGGCCGGGCAGGTTGCACTCGGGGTGGATGCTTCCGGAGCTTCCGAATGTGCAGCGGACGACGACGACCCGGAAGCCGGGGACGTGGCATGGAGCGATCTCACGGATGACGGACCCTTCGTGAACACAGACCTTTGTGTATACGAGGCGGGAGGCCCTCGGATCAATTGTAATGTCGATTCAAGTGGGTGGGACAAGGACACCTCGAACGACCTCACTACGGCAACTTCTTGGGGCGGTTCTCTCGGGGGGACTGGAAATGCTCCGACCGTAGACTCAGACGGGACCTGGACGTTACACAGCGATTATCCTGCCGCCTGCCCGGGCGGGCAGTTTGCGACAGCGATCGGGGATTCGCTCTCCTGCGATGCTCCGTCTGGCTTGGGAGACATGCTCAAGGCGACGTATGACACAGACAACGATGGGGAAGTGAACAAAGCAGAGGCCTTGGCTGCGAACGCTGCAAATTGCTCCTCTGGACAGAAGGCAATGGGGATTGACGCGAGCGGGGCCGCAGAGTGCGATACGGATGACGATACCGCAGAGACAGATGCCAAGGTTGCAGACGCCATCACAGTCGATGGTGGGACGATCAAGGGCAGGATCTTCAATGGTGCGATGACTTCTCTTCCAGGCACCTGCACAACAGGGGACGTGTACTGGGGGACCGATTCCGATACCGACGGCTCACTTTATGTTTGTCGGACCGCAAATACCTGGAAGGAAGTTGACGACGATGGAGGGGCCGGAGGCGGAGCGCCGGTCGATGCTCTCTATCTCACTCTCTTCACAGACGTCACGCTCGTCAACGAACGGGTATTGACTGCCGGAGCCGGAATCGACTTTACCGACACCGGAGCCGGTCTGACTTTGACCGTCTCAGCAGACGTAACCCCATCTGCGGGAAGTGCCACCCTTGAAGAATCAGAGGATGCCCTTCAGGTCAAGTACAACTCGACCTATCTCGGGGAGAGCGCGAGCGGGCTCACACTTGTGAGTGTCTCCGGAATTACGGGCGCGAACGAGGATAGCGTCTCGCTCTCCGACGTGCAGGCCGCTACCACAAACGACTTCCACAACATCGGCGGAACCGATGACGATGACCCGGAGCCCGGAGATGTAGCGTGGACGGACTTGACCGATGTCGGGACGTTCGCGGACGGGAGAGGATGCACCTACACCGCATCAGGAACCACAATAAACTGCAACACAGACATGTCCGGCTGGGATCAGAACGCATCGAACGATCTGACAACATCGACGTCCTGGGGCGGTGGGCTTGGAGGAACGGGATCGAGTCCATCAGTCAATTCGGATGCCACCTGGACCGTCCATGCCTCCTACCCGTCTGCTTGCGGAGCGGGGAACTATGTTTCCGGGATCGGGGATACTCTTTCCTGTACTGCCGATGACGATACTCCCGACAGCGACTCCGAAGTGCCGAATGACATTACGGTTGATGGGGGATCTTTGAAAGGCCGGGTGTTCAATGGCACCTTTGCAGCCATTCCGGCAACATGCAGTATCGGAGACATCTATTGGGCGACAAACGCTGACACAGATGGCTCGCTCTATGTGTGCAGAGCAACAAACACTTGGAAGGAAGTCGATGACGATGGGGCTGTGAGCGGGGCTCCCTCGGATGCCACCTATGTGACCCTCTCGCTGAATGGCACGCTTACGAACGAGCGCAGGCTCATAATGGGGGCAGGCGGAAGCATCGACATGACGGACGCGGGTGCGGGCGGAGACCTCACCCTGTCGATGGATGTCACTCCTTCCTCCGGGTCGGCCACATTGGTGGAGGAAGAAGATGCTCTACAGGTGAAGTATGACTCAACCTACTTCTCGGAAGGTGCGAGTGGGCTGACTCTTTATGAAGCAACTCTTGTGGACATCGCGGATGGGACGATTGCAGAAAACCTAGTCAATACGGCTAATCCTTGGGCTGTAAACGAAGGTGGGACCGGCCTGGGATCTGGAACTGAGGGAGGACTACCGTGGTTTACCACCACAACCGCCCTGGCGACGTCAGCTCTTCTTGCTCAGTATGGAGTGATAATCGGTGGAGGAATAGACGCTGCGCCGTCAACGATTCCTGTATCCTCGACGACGACACAGGCATTATTCGCAACAGCAACGGCACCGGCGTTCCGAGGAATAACGGATTCCGACATCGTCTACGGGGCCTTCACCAATCTTACTGCTGCCTCTGCCACACCAAGCGTTGCTGTTGGGACGAACTTCCTAACTGCCAATGCAACCGCTGATGTTGCGATCACAGACTTCACGGGTACGACAACGGGAATGCCATTCAGGGTAGTGATCGCTGACGATTACACAGATATCGCCTTTTTTGGAGCTGCACTTGCCGGCCATGGGGAAGTGCTCCTAGACGATCCGGCCATTGGGACGATGCTGACCTGCGTGGATGATGGGACGCGGATCGACTGCGACGTTTCCGAGTGGACTTCGCTGTCCCTTTCCACATTCATCTCTCCCCAAGGTACGACCCCGGCGCAGACGGCGAACGGATCTCGATATTGGGATAACGACACCTTTGAGGACACAGTGGGCAATGGAACTACTCGGGAAGTATTCGTCCCGACTGGAACCAAGACAGATGAGAACCTGTGCTCCTATGAGGCTACAGGAAATAATATCGACTGCGACACTCCGATAAATACGCTGGCCTTGATTGCAGGCAATGTCTACACCGGGGTCCATGACTTCGGCGGCGCGACCTCAGTCGAACTCCCCAATGGCAACAACCCGACTACGGACGCAGCCGGCGAGGTTGCGGTTGATGTGAACAACTACGCCCTTGAGGTCTTTGCGGCAACGGCCTCCCGTCTAATCCCGACCGTCTTCACGAAGGAACTCACGATCCCTGAACCCGACAAACAGCAGGCGATCCTCGACGCCTGGCCGATCTTCAGGGCTGATGTGACTGCTTTCCCGTTCGGAATCACAGTCACGAGTTGCTACATTACCCTTTCGGCAGATGCGGCCTACGTTGCAGTCTTCGAGGAATGGACCGGAGATCCTCCGGCACAGACTGCGGACATCGAGACGGTGACGACAGGAGCGGGGGATAGTTACATGGAGGACACATCACCAGCGAATCCTACTGTCGAGGCCGACAACTACGTCTACGTTGATCTCCCGACGACCGACGTGCCGATGGTCCAGGTACAGATCAGCTACACCGTGAATGAGGGGAATTGATGTGAGAAAGTGGGTTCTGCTTCTTGCCCTTCTCTGCGCTGCCTGTTCGCAGTCTGAGGCAGGGTTTCTGATGACATCGCAGCCGGATTCCTGCACAGGCGGACTTCTATTCTCATGGCATATGGAGAATGCAACCGTTACTTCTGGATTGCCAGCCGGGTGCAGTGCTGGAGATACAACCGCTTCATATGCTTCTGACGGAGTTTTGAACACGAATCTCTTCTATGACGGCGCGACTTCCCTGGACATTCCTACAGATGGGGATTATGCGTCTTTTACGGTGTCAGGAGACGACATAATCAACCCCTCTGCGGGAACGATCACGTTTAACGCCTACATCGAAACGCTCGCAAACAATGCGCGGTTCTTCAGTGCAGGACCGGACACCAACAACTACCTGCGC